TGTATGATGAGTTTGGTGATATATAATGGCACAGCAATCTAGAAATACAAGATCAAAAGAATTTGAAGTCAAGATGGGATCTGGCGTTTATCTTGGCAAGGTTATCAGTGTCATGGATCCTACCTTTAACGGAAAATTACGAGTAACATTATTACGGGATCAAGGTAATACAATTGGCGATGACAATCAAACATATATTGTAAATTATGCTTCTCCGTTCTTTGGACAAACACCGTTTGAAGCCATGGGAAAAAACAATAATGATTTTAATGACACACAGAAGTCATACGGAATGTGGTTTGTCCCACCTGATGTTGGAGTGACAGTTTTGTGTCTTTTTGCGAATGGTAACCCCGGAGAGGGTTATTGGTTTGCTTGCTTGCCTCCAAGTTTTTCTAATCATATGGTGCCTGCAATTGGCGGAACTACCGAGGTTGATTTATCCGACGAAGATAAGAAAAAATATAATACTAAACAGCCTCTTCCTGTTGGTGAAATAAACAAACGAAAGAATACAGAAGAGCAAGAAAAAAATGCAGAACTTATTAAAAAACCCGTTCATCCTATAGCCGATGAATTTTTAACACAAGGAACATTAGAGGATGATGTTAGAGGAGTAACCACTACAACATCAAGAAGACAAGTTCCAAATTCGGTTTTTGGTATTTTAACTCCCGGACCACTAGATTGGAGAAACGGATCTAAAAGAATGAACACTGGTCCGACACAAAATCAATCATTGTCGGCAGTGGCTGTGAGTAGGCTCGGAGGAACACAATTAGTTTTTGACGACGGTGACGATAGATATCAGAGAAAAGAAGCACCATCAACAGGACCTATGCTATATGCAGATGTTAATGCAGGGGAAAAAGGTCAACCTGATATTCCTTATAACGAATATGCAAGACTTAGAACTAGAACAGGACACCAGATTCTACTCCACAATTCCGAGGATCTCATCTATATTGCAAATAGTAAAGGAACTGCCTGGGTTGAGTTATCTTCAAATGGAAAAATCGATATCTATGGAGCAGACAGTATTAGTGTGCATAGTGAAACTGATCTAAATATTCGTGCAGATAGAGATGTAAACATCGAAGCAGGAAGAAACATTAATATGAAAGCCACGGCTGAATATGTTTCACCTGACGAACTACATAGAAGAGATGATAACGGAAACATAATTAGAAAAATTGCTGATGCAAACAATTATGAAAGCGGTAGAATACAAATAGAAAGTGCTTTCAACACAAATATTTTAATTGGTGCAAATGGAAAAATAGAAACTAGATCTTATAATAATGCAGAAGATATTTTAACACCTGGCAGTTTAGATATTAAAGTTGCTGGTAATACAAGAATAGAACAATTTTTAAACTTTGATCTCAAAACTGGGCAACGAAATACTCTTACAGCAGGAACTAATACTGAAATTAATAGTGGAGAAAATCATATCGAAACTGCACCGAGAATTGATATGAACGGACCAGAAGCAAGAAAGGCGGATGATGCGTTGGTTATTAATGATCTAATCACATTTGATAATATTTTTACCAACACGGGTAAAGGGTGGAGCGAAAAATATTATGACGGAACAATTGCTAGTATCATGCGTAGAATGCCAATGCACGAACCGTGGCCTTTGCATGAAAATCTAGCACCGAATGCATATACACCGGATGCTACTGATAGAGAATTTGAGGAAGAATAAGGAGTAATACATGGCACAATTATATAACAGGAAAGTAGTAGCATCAAATGCAGCATCGGTGGGTGATAATGCACAAATAACTCACACATATAAAGGATTTAATTCAAAGGATCCTAACAACAATTTTAAAATTTATGATATTGATCTTGTAAAACAGGATATAATAAATCACTTTTATATCCGCAAGGGTGAAAAGTTAGAGAATCCGGATTTCGGAACAATAATTTGGGACATGATTTTTGAACAATTTACAGAGGAAAATAAGTCACTGATTGCTAGAGATGTGGAAACTATCATAAACTATGATCCTAGAATTGTAGTTCAAGATGTAAGTGTGGATAGCACTGAGCAAGGTATACGCATAGAAGCAGCAGTTGTATACATTCCTTTTAATGTAAACGAAAGAATGACTTTTGATTTTGATCGTGAAAATAAAACGGTCATATAAACTGCGTAGTTAATATAAAGGGCTAAATATTACAATAGGAATGTATCAATGAGCACAACTGCAAGACAGAATAATTTAATACTAAATCAGGACTGGACACGAATCTATCAGACCTTTAAAAATGCTGATTTCAAGTCCTACGACTTTGAAAATCTACGCCGAGTAATAATCACATATCTGAGGGAAAATTATCCAGAAGATTTTAATGATTATATCGAATCAAGTGAATATCTTGCATTAATAGACGCCATTGCATTTTTAGGTCAGAGCCTATCTTTTAGAGTCGATCTTGCATCAAGAGAAAACTTTATTGAACTAGCAGAACGTAAAGAAAGTGTATTACGTATTGCTAAGATGCTTAGTTATAATGCAAAAAGACACATTCCAGCAAACGGATTATTAAAGTTTACTTCGATAAGCACAACTGAAAGCATTATCGACAGTAATGGACGAGATCTTTCATCACAAACAGTTCGATGGAATGATCCGACAAATACAAATTGGGCAGAACAATTTATTCTTATATTAAATTCTGCAATGTCAGATAATACAGAATTTGGAAGAAGTCAAGGAACATCAGTAATACAAGGAATACCAACAGAACAGTATAGGTTTAGATCAACAACTAGTGATATACCACTTTATACATTTAATAAATCTGTTGCAGGTCGAAATATGACCTTTGAACTTGTTAGCACAACATTTAAAGATAGCGACGAAATTTATGAAGAATCTCCTACTCCTGGAAATCAATTAGGTTTTATATATAGACAGGACGGCAAAGGCCCAGGCAGTTCTAATACAGGGTTCTTTATGAGATTTACACAAGGAAGTCTAGAACTAGCAGATTTTACAGTTGATGTTCCTACCACAAACGAAATTATTTCAATCGGTGCTGACAATATTAATAACAATGATGTTTGGTTGTTTAGACTTAACGGTTTAGGAGCACAACAAGAAGAATGGACAAAGGTCAGTAATCTTGTAGGAAATAATATTGCCTACAATAGTTTAGCAGGAAATATTAAAAACATATATGCTGTAACAACCAAAGAAAACGATAAGGTTGATCTAGAATTTGCAGATGGCGTATATGGTAATCTTCCTCAAGGATCCTTTAGAGTTTACTATAGAGTAAGTAATGGTTTACAATATACTATATCGCCAAATGAATTGAAAGGTATTAGTATTTCTGTAAACTATAGAAACAAGCAAGGTATAGCACACACTTTAACTATTGGTCTAGGATTGCAGTCTTCAGTAAACTCTGCTACCACAACTGAAAGCACAGACACAATTAGGAAGAATGCTCCAGCACAATATTATACTCAGAACAGAATGATCACAGGAGAGGATTATAACCTTGCTCCCCTAGCAAGCTCTCAGAATATTTTGAAAGTAACAGCAATCAATAGAACATCTAGTGGTATAAGCAGGAATTTTGATATCATTGATGCTAGTGGAAAATATAGTGCAGTGAATGTATTTGCAGATGACGGATACATTTATAAACAAGACACAGAGAAATTGCTTAACTTTAAATTTACAAATAGAGTTGAAGTAATTAATTTTATTAGAAATCAAGTTGAAAAAGTCTTTACTGATGCAGATGTTTATAATTTTTATCTTACAAAATTTGATAGAATATTGTTTCCTTCTAAAAATACAGTATGGACGGCAGTTACTAATGACACAAATATTTCAAGCGGATACTTCCAAAACACTGTTGATAATGCCTTACTAAAAGTTGGAACATATTCAACAAGTGGATTAAAATATGTTTCAGTTGGTGCAAATATAAAATTTATAGCGCCGACTGGTTTCCATTTTATGGACAACGGAACATTAATGGCAGGACCTGCAGGTCATCCTGGCTCGTCAACATATAAATGGGTTAAGGTAGTAAGTGTTGCAGGTGATGGAACTAACGCAGGAAGAGGCTCTCTAGCATCAGGACAAGGTCCTATCGTATTCAATGATAATATTCCTACAGGATCGATTGTTAGCACAATAGTTCCTAGATTTATAAATGATATTTCTCCAGCAATTGAGACAGAGATGACAAATCAAGTTGTTGCTAATCAAAATTTTGGTTTACGTTATGATTATGAAAAATCAGAATGGAAGATTATACAAACACAAAACTTAGATTTAACATCTTCTTTTAGTTTAGGTAAAGCAGGAGATACCACAAACGAAAACCTTGATGCATCTTGGGTAGTAGCATTTGTTAGAGATAGAGATAGATATGTTGTAAGAATTAGATCTACAGAATATGTTTTTGGAAGTTTAGAACAAAATAGATTTTATTTTGATAAAAGCGAGAAAGCATACAACAACATAACAGGCAGAGTTGCAAAAGATAAAATTAATATATTAAGTATTAATTCAGTGGTTAACTCTGCAGTTCCGTTAAATGTAGATTATGACTTTGAAATTTCCGATACAATTAAGTATGATGACGGTTACGAAGCAACAAAAGAAATTAAATTAAGTTTTGCCGACAGCGACGATGACGGTGTTGTTGATGATCCTGATGCTTTTATTCAAGTAGCAGGAACTGATTTACAAAACAACTTCTTATTTTTTAAAGAAAGTAAGGACAAATACGGAACAACAATTTATAATTTAATTGATAATTCTAATAACACCATTTTAGTATATCAGAAAGAATCGATAATAAATGTAAATGATTTTAGCAATGGACAGTTAATATATTTTTATGACTCTTCAGAAAATCGAGTAAAGAGAGTAGATAGAACAACTAATACCTTAGTATTAGAAAGTTCTTACAGAGCAAACATAGGAAGAAGAAATTTAAAATTTCAATACACACATGCTGCTAGTGAGGATAGAAGAATTGATCCTAGTGTAACAAATATTATCGATTTGTATGTCTTAACCAGAACATATGATACTGCTTACAAAAATTGGTTAGTAGGTGCAACCAGTGTTGAACCAGAAGCGCCGACTACAGAAAGTTTAAGAATTGATTTTGGAGGACCTCTGTCTTCAATTAAATCAATTAGTGATGAAGTGATATACCATCCGGTAAAATATAAAACTTTATTTGGAGCAAAGGCTCCTGTAAATTTACAGGCTATTTTTAAAGTAGTTAAAAATCCTGCAAAAACAATTAACGATAATAATCTAAAAGTTAGAATAATAAATGCAATTAATACATTTTTTGATGTGAACAATTGGGATTTTGGCGATAGGTTTTATCTAAGTGAACTAACAACTTATGTTGTTAATTCGGCAAGTCCTGATGTAACTAACCTGGTAATTGTTCCAGTTCAAACATCACAAGCATTTGGTAATTTATTTGAAATTCAAAGTAGCCCTGATGAAATTTTTGCCAGTGCTGCTACAGTCGACGATGTAGAAATTGTCACAAGCATTACGGCTGCAGAAATTAATTCTTCTGCAACTATTAGTAATGGAACTTCAAATGGTTCATCTAGTAATGGAGGTTCGGGCTACTAATGGCTGAAAAGAAATTCCCAAAAAGTAATCTGCCTATAAGGAAATCCATAGATTTTCTTCCAGATACTTTTAAAACAGACGCCAATGAAAAATTTCTAAGTGGAGTTTTTGATCCTCTTATTCAACCAGGAACGGTTGATAAATTATCTGGATACATAGGACGCCGATATGGTAAAACATATACAGGCGCAGATGTTTATTTAGATTCTGACAACACACTTAGAAGTAGATACCAATTAGAACCTGGTGTTACAGTTGAAAAAGATCAACAGATTACAGACTTCTATGATTATTTAGATTTTAAAAATATTTTAAAATTCTTTGGCAATAACGTAGAACGAGATGATAAAACAACTTATCAAGAACATTATTCTTGGAACCCTCCTATTGACTGGGATAAGTTTATAAACTATAGAGAATATTATTGGGCACCATTAGGAGCCCCTAGTATTCCAATACAAGGTCAGTCACAAGGAATACAATCTACATATAAAGTTAATCAAGGAGTTCAGTCAACTTGGGTTTTCACTCCTGACGGATTTACTAACAATCCTACAATAACATTATATAGAGGACAAACATACAATTTTAACATAAATTCTCCTGGTGAAAAGTTTACACTTAGAACAAATTATGATACGGGATCTCTTGCTTATGAACCTTTAAGAACTTACTTTACAGGTGAACTAGCAGTGTATGATGGTAATTTGTGGAGAGCAAAAAAAGAAATTTCACCGCTAGACGGAAGCAGCATTGATATTGATTCAGAGGACTGGGAACTTGTTGATACCGCAACCTCATTTAGATCTTTAATATACAACAATGGCGTTACCAACAATGAAGTAGAAGTTGGAACATTAACTTTTGAAGTTCCACAAAATGCACCTGATGTAATATACTACCAAAGTGATATTGATCCTAATAGATTAGGTAGATTTTTAATTGCCGATATTGATGAAAATACATTCATAGATGTTGAAAAAGAAATTATTGGAAAGACAAATTATACAAGTGCAAATGAAGTCACTCTTTCTAATGGAATGAATTTAGAATTTACAGGAGTGGTGCAACCTGAAAAATATCAAACAGGAACGTGGCTTGTAGAAGGTGTAGGAAAAGAAATCCAACTTATAAAATTTGACGAATTAGTTCCACCAAGTGTTAGCTCAAATGTTCCTGAAATACTTTTTGACAATCAAGGATTTGATACACAGCCGTTCGATGATGCTTCTCAATATCCAGCGCAGAAAGATTATATCACTATTAATAGATCAAGTAAAGATAATAATCCTTGGTCTAGATATAATAGATGGTTTCATAGGAGTGTTCTTGAGTATGCTTATAAACTTAGAGGCGATGACTTTGATGCTCTTGAAAAATCTAGGGCAAAAAGACCTATTATCGAATTCCATCCTAACATACAATTGTTTAATCATGGTGGCCAATCAAAGGCAACGGTGGATTATGTAGATGATTATACAACAGATGTATTTTCAACAATTGAAGGAAGCACAGGATACAGCGTAGATGGCGAGTTTTTGTTTCAAGGAGCAAGATTACTTGTAACCGCAGATACCGATACTTTAGCAAATAATAAGATATATGAAGTAAACATTATTACGCATAACAACAGAAGACAAATTAGTCTAAAACCTACAAATGATAGCGATTCTTTGTTAAACGAATGTGTATTAGTAAGACGAGGTAATATTAATGCTGGTAAAATGTATCACTTTAACGGTTCTAATTGGATAAAGAGTCAAGAAAAAACTTCTGTAAATCAAAGTCCTCTGTTTGATGGATATGACGATAATGGAATATCATTTTCAGATTCCGAAACATATCCTGTTAGTTCTTTTACAGGGTCTTCTATTTTAAGTTATAAAATTGGTAAAGGTATTACAGACTCTGAATTAGGATTTAGCCTTGCATATTTAAATATTGATAACGTAGGAGACATACAATTTAATTGGAACTGGGATACTGATAACTTTGTATATACGATTAATCAGAGAGAAAATACTGTCAGGTTAAACAAGGGTTATTTTAAAATAAATGGAATTTTAGATAATGGTTGGACATTAACAAATAAAAAATATTTACAGCCTATTGTGGATTCTGTGTTAGTTACAGAAACTACAAATGAAATTCAGTTTAATTCTATTAATTGGGATAATATTCCTGATGGTATAGAATACGTATTTTATCAGAATGAAAATAAAATAGAATCTAGTTTTACTAGATTGGGAAATAAATTTACATTTGAATCTGTAACATTTAATACAAATGATTCTATAACAATTAAAATAGTCGGCGAAGTAGAACCCGATCAAGGCTATTATGAAATTCCAGTAGGATTAGAAAAAAATCCGTTGAATGATAGTTTAGAAAATTTTACACTTGGACAAGCATCAGATCATATTAGAACCTCGCTCGAGTTTGATACAAGATTTACAGGAACCTTACCTGGTGTTTCTAATTTAAGAGACATTTCAGATTTCCAATCAAATGCTAAACGATTTTTAAAACATTCCGGAATATCATCAGCGGCTCTGTTACTTCTTACTGATAAGCAAAATAATTTAATTAAGTCTTTACAGTATGCAAAAAAACAGTATTCAATATTCAAGGATAATTTTGTTAAAAAATCTTTGGAGATTGATTTTCTCGATGACCCAGCCGACATGGTTGACAAAATTATAGAAGAACTAACGAAGACTAAGAGTGAACTAAGTCCGTTTGCTGATTCTGATATGATAGGTAATGGAGCCTATTCAACAATTGAATATACTGTCAAGGATATTGGAATTAAGACTTTTAGTCTTTCAGAACAATTTGATTTAACTAC